GGCACGGTCAACGTCCCCGCCATCCAGAAACCCTATCTGGTCATCAACGGCTCCAGCTACACGGTCACCGTGAAGGTCTCCGGCCAAACCGGCGTAGCAGTCCCTGCTGGCACTCGTACAGTGGTGTACAACAACGGCACGGATGTGGGCTCGCAAGTTGACTGGCTGAACTCTTTGACACTTGGCACGGCCCTGCCAGTTGCCTCTGGCGGCTCCGGCTCAACCACTGCTTCTGGTGCCCGGACAAACTTCGGTGCCACCACGCTGGGCGGCAACCTGTTCACCATCAGCAACCCGAGCGCAGTGACGTTCCCCCGGTTCAACGCAGACAACACCGTCTCGTCTTTGAACGCTGCGGACTTTCGCACTGCCATCGGTGCGGGCACTGGCGGCGGCACGGTGACTTCGGTTGCGGGTACTGGCTCAGCCAACGGCCTGACGCTTTCGGGCACTGTGACATCCTCGGGGGCCATTTCTTTGAGTGGTTCCGTCACAAGCCTGACAACAACCAACTTCACCGTCATGGAAGAAAGCGGTAAGCTCGTGATCAAGTACGGCGGCACGGTGGTTGCGTCGTTTAGCAGTGCGGGCGCTTTGATTTCCGCAGACAACATCACCGCCTACGGCACCCCATAAGGAGTTGGCATGACGCTACCAATCGGCACAATATCCATGTCTGAGGTGAACACCGAACTTGGGATTGCATCGACCACCACAATTTCCTTGAACCAGACCAACGTGCGAACACTGGCTGGCGTGCCTTCGGGCACTATCAGTATGAACGACCTGCGGGGCAAATCCAACACTTACACGATTGAGTATTTGGTCGTTGCTGGCGGTGGCGGCACAAACAACACTGGCGGCGGCGGTGCTGGCGGTATGCTTACGGCTACTGGTTTTGCCGTCAGTCCGGGTACAAGTTACACCGCAACAGTTGGAGCTGGTGGAGATCGCTTTTCCGATAGAGGCAACAGCTCATCTTTTTCTAGCATTACAACTGTTGGGGGTGGTCGTACAGCAACCAGCGGCGGTTCCGGCGGAGGGTCGATCACTTCAGGCAATGGTGGCCCCGGTGGAGCAGGCACGTCTGGTCAGGGAAATAATGGTGGCGCAACTCGATATACTAGTTCCGCAGCTTCAGGTGGTGGCGGTGGAAAAGGGGCTGTTGGGGGAGAAGCTTATGGGAACCTTGCCGGAAGCGGGGGCGCTGGTGCAGTGGCATTCACCGGGGCTACGTACGCTGGTGGTGGGGGCGGTACAACCGTATATTCAAACGGTCAAAACGGCGGTACCGGCGGCGGGGGTAAAGGCGAATCTCAGGGTTATAGCCCTTACTATGGCAGTTATGTCATAGCGGGCGTTGGTGGTTCTGCCAATACCGGTGGTGGTTCGGGTGGGGGATACTATCAAGCTACTCCCCCCGGTGGTTCGGGTATCGTAGTCATCAGATACGCAGGAGCACAGCGCGGTACGGGCGGCATAGTCTTGACCTCTGGCGGTTACACCACCCACACATTCTTATCTTCTGGGACGTACGTAGCATGAGCCATTTTGCCCAAATTGACGAAAACAATATTGTCCAGCGCGTGCTGGTCATTGATCAAGCTGAAATCAACACAGGTAACTGGGGTGATCCGGCAAGTTGGATTCAAACCAGCTACAACACCCGGGGTGGTATTTACTACATCCCCAACACAAGTGATCCTGATCCAGACCAATCCAAAGCCTTTCGCAAGAACTTTGCGGGGATTGGTCATCTGTGGTTACCAAACGGCCCTGAAGGCGGGGGTTTTGTCCCCCCATCGCCGTACCCTTCATGGACGGTTGTGAATAGCTTTTCCTATTTGTATGAAGCGCCTGTACCGATGCCGGTGCCAAACAGCCCCCCGTACTATCATTGGGATGAGGCAACCTTGTCATGGGTTGCTAAGCCAAACCCAGAAAACCCAATAGCTCCCCCGATTGAAGAAATTCCATTTACCGAGATATAAGCATGAACCAACCAAACATTAAACTTGCGCACGTTCACGGCCTTTTTACACGCATGATGTCGTTTGAAAACGTGGGGGACACAGAGATTGGGCATACGCATCAGTACGATCACGCAACACTGGTGGCGCACGGTTCGGTCTTGATACGGTGTCGCGGCAAAGAAACCATCTTTAAAGCGCCGCAGCTCATTTGGATTGCAGCAGAATTGGAGCACGAGCTTGTGGCTCAAGAACCCAATACTGTCTGCGTATGCTTGCACACAACGTACAGCATGCGACCCGGTACTACCGTAAGTTTTGACCCAATTGTGTCGAAAGATATGGTGCCTGCGGGAGCGGAAGAGGCGTTTGCGAGTCGAGCCACGGAGGCGTAAAGTGTTGTTGCAAACCCCGCGAGTCATCAAAAACTGGAAGCATCCAAGTTTTTTTACGATGCCAAAAGGGGAATACATCGACAACCGTTTTGGAAGGCGCTATATAAGCCACGAAGACTTGCCTTTTCGAGGCGAAGCCTTTGCTGCGTTTGGCATAACGAAGACCGCATACGAACCCCGGTTTAAAAATTTCATTGGTAACCACTATTTGGACGGTGCGGCAACGCACATCCACCAAGATGGCGCTCCTGAAGGGTATGTACATACCCGCTGCAATTGGATGGTGAAAAAACCGTCAAGCGGAGGAGACCCCATACTGGACGGCGTTGTTGTGCCCGTTGAAGAAGGTGACCTGTGGCTTTGTCTTTCAAGCCGAGAGCAGCATGGCAGCACCCCGGTTTCAGGTGGAGAGCGCCTCATTTGTTCGTTTGGCGCACTGGTGCCAATCGCTGCCCTGTCACACATAATAAAAGACCAGCCATGAAAGACTGGGCTGTTGCATTCATTGCCTCAGCCCTTCTAATTGGGTTTATCGTGTGGTGTGCAAGCATAATTGTGCGGTTTGTATGGAGTCTGTAAATGCTTGCCGAGATTGCTGCCGCCAATGCGGCCTTTGCTGTAATAAAAGGTGCGCTGGCGAACGGTAAGGAGCTGCATCAGCTCGGTTCTCGGGTCTTTGATTACTTCGACAACAAAGCCAAGATTCAGGAGCAGGCCACCAAGAAGGGTGGAGGCTCCGACCTTGAAGAGTTCATGGCGCTTGAGCAGCTCAAGCAGCAAGAAGAAGAGCTTCGGGAGCGCATGGTCTACGCCGGTCGTCCGGGGATGTGGAATGACTGGGTGAAGTTTCAAGCTGCCGCAGCCAGAAAGCGCAGGGAGGCTCAGGAAGCCGCCAAGCGCGAAGCGGCTCAGAAGAAGAAACGCAGGGAGCAGTTGGCCGAGTACATTGCCATCAGCATTGCCACCGTCATCCTTGCCGCTTTGCTGACCTACGGGGCTTACATCTACATCATGTACATCAAGAAATGACCGAGAAGGCCGACACCATCGTTGACAAGGTGCTGTCCTACGTGGACAGTCCCTTCAAGCTGTTTGCTGTCATCCTGATGGGCGTGGTTGCCTTCGTGGGTTACTTTCTTTGGCAGAACCAAGAGTTCATGCGGGACGCCTACAAGGAGTCCAAGAAGCTGCCGGAGATCAACACCGCACGGGCAGACGAGGCCAGCGCCATGCTGTTCAAGCAGACGAGTGCTACCGTGGTGGCGATCTTCAAGGTCAACCCCCTGTTTAACTCGCGGGTGGTCTACAAGGCATACACCAAGGATGGCAGGGACAAGAGCATTGATGACATTGACGTGGGGCTGTTTACACACAGCACAAAAAATAACGACGACGTGGTCAAGCTGATGACCAACCAAATCCCTTGCGGGGAGTACCGCTACGCTCAGTCCGAGGTTGGGCTGTGGTACATCGAGAAGGGTGTGGGGTACACCTGCCGGGTAAGCGTCCCGCCAGACAGCCCTCGGTTTGTTGGTCAGGTTACGGTGGGATGGCCACAGGAGCCGGAAAACCTCGAACAAGTAAAATTCATGCTGGAGATCGCCAGCGCAATGCTAACCAAAAGGGGTAACTGATGCTTTCACTGTTCTCAACTCTTGGAGGTCTGCTGATCTCCGGCCTTCCAAAACTGCTGGAGTTCTTCCAGAACAAGGCCGATCAGGCGCACGAGCTGCGGCTGGCTGCACTTCAAAACGAGCGTGAGCTGGCCATGGCCGCGCAGGGTTTCGCCGCCCAGTTGAAGATCGAAGAGGTCCGCACCGACCAAGTGGCGATGGAAACTGACGCCCGGATGACTGAAGCGGCGCTCAGCCACGACGAGAAAGTTCTTGAGAAGGCCAGCAAGTGGGTTGCCAACTATGTGGGCACCGTGCGCCCCACTGTGACCTACATCTTCGTTCTTGAGCTGGTGCTGATCAACGGTTTCATGGCGGTGTACCTGTGGAACCACCCCCACCTGATCCAGAACATTGATGACGTCATCAAGTACTCCGACATCATCTTCAGCTCTGACGAGATGGCGATGCTCGGCGGCATCATCGGTTTCTGGTTCGGCTCTCGCGGCTGGAGCAAGAAGTGAAACTGAGCAAAGCAGGCGCTGATGTGATGCACCGCTACGAGGGGTGCAGGAACAAGCCATACCTGTGCCCAGCTCACATCTGGACGATTGGTTACGGCCACGTCCTGTACCAAGAGCAGATCAGGCTCCCAATGGTCCGGCCACCGGGCAAGACCAAAGAAGACATCCCCATGATCCGCAGTGAGTACCCATTGAAACCGGAGGACAACCGTGTCTGGTCCAAGCAGGAAATTGAGGAACTATTCGCAACTGACGTCGCTTCTTTTGAACGTGGTGTTCTTCGACTTGTTCCCGGCGTTGTTGGCCGTCAAGGCTCTTTTGACGCTCTGGTCTCTATCTCCTTCAATTTTGGGCTAGGCAACCTCCAGCGCAGCACCATCCGCATGAAGGCCAACCGTAGTGACTGGGCTGGTGCAGCCGATGCGTTCCGTGCTTGGACCAAGGGTGGCGGCAAAGTTCTTCCGGGGCTGGTCAAGCGCCGAGAGGCCGAGATTGCGCTGTTCTTGAGTTAAGTGCGAAAATGTCGCAACGCTGAGGTAAACCATGCCATTACAGAAAATACTGTTCAAACCGGGGGTTAACCGGGAAAACACCCGCTACACCACCGAAGGCGGTTGGTACGACTGCGACAAAATCCGGTTCCGTCAGGGCAACCCCGAGAAGATCGGCGGCTGGACACGCTTCAGCCCTGAAACGTATTTGGGCGTCTGCCGCTCACTATGGAACTGGATCACGTTGGGTGGGGTCAACCTGATTGGTGTAGGCACAAACCTGAAGTTTTACATCAATCTGGGCGGGGTGTATTACGACATCACCCCCATCCGGGCAACCCCCACCATCAACAACAACCCGTTTGTGGCCACGCTGGGCTCCAGCGTCATCACCGTCACGGACACAGCGCATGGCTGCTTGACCGGGGACTTTGTGACCTTCAGCGGCGCGGTGGGTCTGGGTGGCAACATCACGGCTGGGGTGCTCAATGCCGAGCATCAAGTCACCGTAATCGACGCAAACAGCTACACCATCACGGTGTCGGCCACGGCCAATGCGACTGACGTGTCGGGCTCCCCCGGCGGCGGGGCCTCTGTGGTGGCCGCGTACCAGCTTAACACCGGTCCTGAAGCACAAGTTCCTTTGGTGGGGTGGGGCGCAGGTGGCTGGGGGACAGGGCCTTGGGGCACGGGTACTTCCGATCCCATTTCTTTGCAGCTCTGGAACCAGTACAACTACGGCGAAGACTTGCTGTTTGGCCCTCGTGGCGGCGGCATCTATTACTGGGACTCGTCCGCCGGTACTGGAACCCGTGGGGTCAACCTAACCGTCTCCGGCGATGCAGACACACCACTGTTCCAGAACAAGATCATTGTGTCGGACTCCTCACGCTTTACGCTGGTGTTTGGCACCAATGACTACAGCTCAGCAACGCTTGATCCCATGCTGATCCGCTGGTCTGATCAGGAAAATTTCCTCGTCTGGACCCCCGCCATCACCAACCAAGCGGGTAGTATCCGCCTGTCCAACGGTTCCGAAATCATCACCGCCATCCAGACCCGGCAGGAAATTGTCACGTTCACGGATCAGGCGCTGTACTCGTTGCAATACCTTGGACCGCCGTACGTCTGGGGCACACAGTTGCTGGGCGATAACATCTCGATCGCGAGTTCAAACGCCGTGGCGCTTGCCTCGGGGGTGATTTACTGGATGGGCGTGGACAAGTTCTACGCCTATGACGGCCGTGTGCAAACGCTCAACTGCGACTTGCGCCGCTACATCTTCAATGACTTCAACCAAGATCAGGCGGCGCAAGTCTTTGCGGGCACCAATGAAGGCTTCAACGAGGTCTGGTGGTTCTACTGCTCGGCAGGTTCGACTGTGGTGGACAAGTACGTCATCTTCAACTATCTCGAAAAAATCTGGTACTACGGTACGATGGGCCGCACCGCGTGGCTGGACTCCGGTTTGCTGAGCTTCCCGATTGCTGCAACCTACATCAACAACATCGTCAACCATGAAGACGGCGTGGACGACAACTCCACAGCCATGCCGACCCCTATTGAGGCCAACATATCGTCCTCGGAATTTGACATCGGCGACGGCCACAACTTTGGGTTTGTCTGGCGCGTGCTCCCGGACTTGACGTTTGGCGGGTCAGCATCTTCACCTACTCCACAAGTTACGATGACCTTGCAGGCACTGCAAAACTCGGGTTCCGGGGTCACCAGCTCCGCCGGTCAGGGCGTGATCAAGGGCAGCACCTACGTCATAACCGAAGAGTTCACCGGGCAGATTTACACCCGCGTGCGCGGGCGGCAGCTCATCTTCAAGATCGACTCCTCGCAGCTCGGCACCACATGGCAGCTTGGCGCTCCCCGGATTGACATCCGGCCTGATGGGCGCAGGTAATTATGGCAACAGGACCAGTATCCAGCCGGTTAAACACCCCTGAGCCTCCCAGCCT